AGCTCGAGCTCGTCGGCTTTGGAGGCCGCGTCGGCGGCTATCTTCGTTCCTTTTAGATTCAAATCCTTCTCTCGCAGCTTCATGTCGAATTGTGCTTTCTCCCGCTTGATCTGCACCTCCTGCTCTTTGATCGCCAGCTCCTTCTGCTGCATCTGGATAACTGGGTCTTGGGCTTGTTGCGCGGCCTGCTGCGCCGCGGCTTCTTGCTGGTCTTTCTGGAGCAGGCGACCTGCGGCTTGCGCCGTCAGTTGTGACAGGCGTACCTCCAACTCCTCCGGCAGCTCCTCCTCGGGATGCGGCAGGGAACTGCCGAGCTGCTTCTCGACCTCTCGACGGTACTGGAAGGCGACGTGCTCAGAGATGTGCGCCGCGGCTGCGGCCATGATGGTTTGTGCCATCGGATTCTGCCCCATCATGGCGGCAATCTTCGGGTCCTGAATCGCAGCCATGTGCACGGCGATGTGCGCCTCGTGGTCCTGATACATAAACGCCTTGACCGGCTTGGCTGTCAGGATGGCCATGTTCTCGGAGACCGGATCAACTGGCTTCATGTCGTCGTCCACCGGCACAAGCTTCGCCGCGTTCTTCACCCCCAGCACCTCAAGCATCTGGCGGTGCAACACTTTCTGGTCGTAAATCAACGGGGCCTGTGCCGCCATCTGCATGACGGCCTGATACTGCACAACCTTCTGGCTCATTGTCGCGGCGTTCGGGTCGGACACGGGGATTACGTCCACCATGTCATAGTCCGACTGCTTCGCCTTACTGGAGCCAATCTCCGGCTCGTAGCTGTATTCTTCCGGCGTGTTGTCCCTGATGATGTCCCGCAGGAGCTTGAACTCCTGTTTCATGGCGTAATGAACTCGGGCCTGCACGGCGCTCATTATCTTCAGCATCCGCTCCAAAATCGCCAAAGTAGTGCCCACCGGTGAGTTGGCGGACATATCGGAGACCTTCATATCAGCGGTAGCCGCAAAGCGTTGGGCATCCGCCACGATCTTGTCCATCAACAGCACGAGGGTTTGACTCGGCTCCTTGTATGGCAGCGGCAGCAAGTTGTCACGAATCGTACCGCTGGGTACGTCAACGTCTCGGAACTCACCCGGAGCGATCGGTGTGTCGTCACCCTTTACACGCAGCCCGCGGGACTTAAACCCACCCGGCAGGTTAGACAGAGTGCCCGCATCGACCAACTGCCGCAGCAACGAGGTGGCAGCGTGTGCATGGCCACCGATCAGGTGGATAAGGCCGAAGCAATAGAACCCAAAACCCGGGATATACCCGTAGTGTACGAAGTGCTGGCGGCGCTTCTTGGTGACGTCCTCCGGGTTCCAATTGCGGCGGACCGCGAGGATACTGCCGGTGCCCTTCTCGTAGGTGACAACGTAGGGGACGGCGATGCCATTGTCGTCGGTGAACGTGTCGGTATAACCCGCATCTCGCAGGTCGTAGTCCAAGTGCATCTCGACGATCTGGAACCGGCTGTCCGTTGTGGCGCTGAAGCCCTGCTCCTGCGCTTTCTGTTTCTCCACGTCGTCCAGCGTGCGCACGGGGTCACCCAGATCGATGTCGCAATAGAACCCCGCTACCTGCAACTTCCGCAGGTCGTTCTTGGTCTTGCGCATCCGGTGAGATACCCGCTCCGCGCTCTCCAGTGTAGTAGCTCCGTACGGCACCACAATATCTTCCGTCGGCACATACATCGACGCGGGGCGGTTAAGCGAAGGGTCAAAATACACCTTCTTGAATGAGTTGCCTGCCAGCGCCAACGCAAACAGCGCCCGCTCATGCTCGGGTCGGAACTCCAGCATTACTTCGGTCAGCTGATAGTTCATGTCCTCCTTTACCCGTACCGCCGCATCTTCTTTCTCTTTCGTGTCCTTGCCGATGATCACAGTCTTCACCGGCCCCGCGGCTGGGAACGTCTCCATGATGGTCTCGGACTGGAACTTGACCGCGCTCTCCATCAGCATCGGGTGAAACACACCACACGCGCCGGACCACGGTTCCGTGCGCTCTTCAATCTTGACCCCCAAAAGCTTGAGGCCCTTCACGTAAGTGTCGAGCCAGTCCCTGCGGCTGTAGACATCGGCGTCGAACAACGCATCAAGCTCTGAGGACAGCGTTTGCAGCTGGCTGTCGTCCATACTCTCGGCAATGTTCTCCTCGAACTTGGCCTCTTCCTCTTCGGTCAGCTCTTCCGGCTCACCAATGTCAACCTCGATCTCGATTTCAATCTCAGGCTCTGCGAGCATGGCAAGTCCCATAGGGGCTTCGTAGAGTGCTTTGTCTATATTAGTTGCCATATTTGTCCTTAATAGTATCCAGCCCGCCTGCGGCTTTTGAACGTCTTGATCTCATCAGGCTCATCGGACGGTAGCCGCATGAACCCGCCTTGTCGTACGCGCATCAGCGCCAGAGTCACCGAGTCCACATAGTCATCATGCCGACCCGCAGGAAAGCTCGCCACTTCATCGATGACCTCTTCCGCCCACCGTGTACGGGGTGCCCACACCATACCAGAGCTAAACATATCTGACACGCTGTTTAGGCGAGCGATCTTATCCTGCCCCCGGCTCGGGGTGTACTCCCCAACCACCAACCCCATCTGCCGCAGCTCATATATCAGGGGGGCACCGGATGCTTTCTTCTCCACGATCAGCGTCATCGGGACCTGCAACGCCTCCCATTCTTTGAACTTCTTGAACGCCACCTGCTTCAACTCCGGGAACTCCATCCGGTCCTTGAACGCATCGAGCAGGATCACATTGGCCCGCCCGGTGGTGACGTCATCCGGGGTGCTCTCGGGGTACCACACCCCCCATGTTGTGCAGGCAGAATAGTCCGCCCGGGTGCTCTTCTCAAACGCCGTATCCCACGCCTGCACAATAAAGTCCGGCTTCGGGGCTACGTCCCGGTCCCACGCCCGCCACCACTCGCGCTTGATAATGGCCCCTTCTTCCGCGGTGGGGTCCTGCATATACTGCGCGTTCCACTGGTGTGACGGCATCGACGCTTTAGTTCTGAGGAGCGCCTCCAACGACCACTGCTCTGGCCACAGCGACTGCTGGCTGATCCGGGTCTGCAGCGTTTTCACGAGGGGAGATGTGGGGTCGTCCGGGTCCTCCGGTTCCTCAATCTCAACCGTCTCGTCTCTCTCGAGGATGGCCGGGAACTCAACAATCTCGAACTGATCCGCGCCCTCGTTGGCGGTCATGTCATGGACCAGACGCCCCGTTAAATCTGCGGTGCTCCATCGGGTCTGGATTAGGGCTACGCGACCCCCGGGCTGTAACCGCGTCCGCGCACCGGTCGTATACCACTCGTAGGCTTTGTCAAAAATGTCCAAATTGCCGTTGATGATGTCCTGTTCATTATGTGGATCGTCAATCAGCAGCAGGTCGGCACCTCGACCGGCGATGGCACCCCCCACACCGCAGGCGTAGTATTCGCCGCCGTAGTTAGTGTTCCAGCGTCCGGCGCTTTTGGAGTCCGCGGAGAGGCTCACGTCGGGAAACAGCTCGCGGTAGGGCTCTGACCCCACCAGATTTCGCACTTTTCGACCAAAGTCCACGGCCAAGTCCGCCGTGTGGGAGACCATCATGACCTTGGCACTGGGGTAATTGGCGATAAACCACGCCGGGTAATAGTGGGAAACCAGCAGTGATTTGCCCATTCTAGGGGCCATATTCACGCAAATCCGGTCTTTTTCACCCCGGGCAATGGCCTCCAACAGCGCGGCTAGGTGTTTGTGGTGCCTGCCAATCATGTATTTGGGGTTAACGTGCACGACAAAGTCCAAAAGACTCAACCGCGCCCGCTTTTTCACCTGTCTGGTCGCTAACTCGTCCAAAAGGTCTAGAATCTGCTCTTTTTCCGCCCGGGGGAGGGTCGCAAGGAGGCTTGGGTCGCGCTGAATAGCCTCAAGCGAGGGGATTGGCATCAAGGTTTTCGGTGGGTTTTACCTCAATAACCGCTTTTAACGCGTCAATTGGCTCAATAAGCTCCGCGTCGTCTACCGCAGTCTCGGCGTTGCCCATGTACACCTCCAAACGCCGTCGTATCTCTGCCTCAAGCTCCTCGTCAGACTTGGTTTTGTGGGTAATCTCGAGTTTTTCCGAGAACAGGCCCACGTCTTTGACCTTACCCAGCA